AGGCCACCCTGGCTGTGGATCTGCGCAAACAAAAAAGCCCCGGCATATGCCGAGGCTCGTAATAGGTTCAGATAGCAACCCTTTTAGCTCGGGTTTTCGAGGGCTGATCAACTTCGTATGAACTCAGTCCTGGAGCGGCCCGAGCCGTCGTCCTATCGAAGGCTATTTCGCGCGCAATTCCTCAAGAAGATCAAGCCCCTTCCAAGTCATCACCAGCAGACCCATTACAGCGGTGCCGGCCACGGTAATATTCTTCGATTGCACGAAACCCTCGCTGATCAGAAGGTCATGGGCGTAAATGAAGTCTTTGGATTCGTCTTTCGAGCGAGGCTCCATATCAATCCACTTTTGGAACGCTTGCTTAAACGTCACTGCCTCACTGTAGTCATCCTCAATTTCAGTGAGAATGAAATAGAGGTAATCCTTATTGCGCTTCATCTGAACTCCTTAAACCATAATGACAGGCCTTACATCGTAGCAGCACGGCAGAAGGGTTCAAAACAGCACAAAAAACCCGGCGCAGCGGCCGGGCTAGAGTTGAGGTGTCGCGCTGAAACAGCTGAACACCGTGTCATGAAAACAGAGCTATTCCATATGGACAACTATTTTTTCACGCAGCCTCTTTCAGGTTGTCCAGAGCGCAATCAATCCATGCCACGCCTGCCTTGATCAGCTCCCGCGCCTTCATCTCGCTAACGCCGTACTGGCGACCTACGCGCACCGCCGGCCACTTCGCGCCGTAGTATAGCCAGATCATGTCGCCCATCTGCGCGTCACGACGGCAAAGCCTGGCAACGGCCGCATCCACAATGCCGGCAAGCTCATCAGTAATGACGTATGACTTCGTCGCGGTGGGGGTTACGTCCCTCATGATTGCGAGAGCGGGCGATAGATAGCTGGGAATGCCCATTCCATCCATGCGCCACCAGCCCCACTGCTCGAGCATGTACTCGGTGTCGCCCAGCGGGCGATGTAACGGTTTACGTGTGTTCATGCTCAATCCCCTGTGAAATTCGATCCACCGGCGCCCCGGCGGTTGTTCTGTTGGTACTGTTCGTGCGCGCCGCCTTGGGCATGACGAGCACGGTTCAATTCGGCGGCGATGTTACGCAGCTTCATGTTCAGCTGTGGCACCAGGTCTTCGAGCGGCAAGGCATCGCCGGTCGCTTGGCAGACCCAGCCGGCCCCATGGCAGTTGGTGCAATCAAGCTGGTGAAACACACCACTGGTGACGCCAGTTCCACGGCAAACAGCGCACTCCATCAGCGGCTTCAGCTCCTTGCGGAAGGCAGGACCATGGTTCTTCTTCATACCGTTCACTCGATCCACTCGCCGCGTCCCCAGGTCAGAGGGTTGAGCCACTTCCAAGCGGGCACCCAAACCACGACGGTGTCGCGCCATCCGGACCGACTCCCGCAGCGACCACAAACCTTCAGCTCGGTGAATGAGTTTTTGAAGCTGGCCGAATTGCCTCCAACATCTCCGATTGCGGCGCAGGTCAAGCAGGCAACAGCGTGGTAATTTCTCATTTTGAAACCTCGCCTATGGTTGATTCGTGGGAAGGCTCGCAGGCCTTATGCGACGTGGCTTCCAGAGGATTACCGGAATCTCCGAATCTATCCTCTGTCAACTTTTGGATGAGGTTCAGCCCCTTGCTATCTAACAGTGCGTGCCAGCGTTCCAACGCATCACGCTTGCGGCTCATAACGTCCGACTGGATGTAAACCTTCACGTTGTGCCCCATGGCGTGGTTGATCAGCAGCTCACCGATCAGATGGTCAATGCCGATGTCTGCCCAGCCGGTACGCGCCACTTTGCGCAAGTCGTGGCTGGTCCACTCACCACCACCCAGCCGGGCGAAGACGGCGCTGGCCTGGCCTTCACTCAGCGGCTTGCCGTTGCGGGCCGGGAACAGGTACTGGCCGTCATAGCCGTTGGCGTGTTGCCATTCGCGGTAAAGGATCAGGATGGCGCAGACCTGCTCAGTCAGTGGCAGGTGATGCTCCACGCCGGTCTTCGTGTGCTCGCCGGGAATGAACCACTCGCGCTCGGCCAGCGTCATGTGTGGCCACTGCGCCAACCGGCTTTCACCGATGCGCGTGCCGTGGCAGAGCATCAGCAGCGCCAGCATGGCGTCCTTGGGATTGTTGTCGAACACATTGGCCAACTGCGCCAGAAGGTCGGAGAGTTGCACGCCGCGCAGCCGGGACGGCTTGATGCCGACCCGGGTCTTCGAGAAGTCGCTGAACTTGATGTCTTTCATCGGGTTGGCCGTGATGAGGCCCAACCGATAGGCTTGCCGGAACGCCAGCGCCAGTAACTGGAAGACCAGCCGCACGTAATCGATGGAAAGCGTTTCCTGTAGCGGCCACATCAGCTCGGTGTCCAAAGAGGCCTTGGTGATGTCGATCAGGCGGGTATCACCCAGGCGCGGACGCAGGTGGCACTTAATGGCCGAAGCGCCGGTTTTCTTGCGCTTGGCGGATAGGTTGCGGTCCTTCGACATCCGGTCCGCGTACCAATCCAGCAGCTCACCAGTGGTTTCCCACTTCGACATCGCCGTGCGCGCGCCCTCTTCCACTCGTAGCCTGATTCCGGGCAATGCCGCGACGACTTGCTTAGTGGTCAGATCGGGGAACGCGCCGATGCGGCTCCACCGGCGCTTGCGGACCAGATACCAGACCGGTCGCGACCTGTCCTGACCGAACCGCAGGTACAGGCCTTTGTTTTCCACGTCGCGCAGATCACGGACCGTTCCCGCTGCCTGCCGCTTGATCTCCGGATCGGTGATTTTCACGGCTGCCGTCGTCATGCAGCCACCACTGTAGGAGGGAGCAGCAGGTAAGCGCGGATCTGCTCCATGGCATCGAAGTGGCCGCGGCACACGATCGCGAGATAACCCTGCTCGTTGAGCTGGCGAATCCATGCGTGCTGGCTGGCCGAGACGGCAGCGTCGTTCGGCACTGTGGCCTTGAATTCCAGATACAGGCCGAAATAGCCGCCGCGGGCCATGGGCAGCACCAGATCAGGAACGCCCGCTTTCACGCCCTGCTCTTTCAGCTTGATCGCCACCAGCTTGTGCCGCTGGCCGCCATTGGGGACGTGGTAGATCAGCGCAGCAACATTCGGCAGGCGCAGCGCCAGTTCTTTCATCAATGCGGCCTGCTCCATGCCCTCGCGGTCGACTGGCTTGGCGCGAGTGCGCTTCTTGAACAGCTTCGGTTGAGCTGCAATCACGGAAAGCCCCCGAACTGATATTCAACAGGGTTCACCTGATCAGAATACGCGCACTGCATCAGCGAACAGGCGCAACGGGCGACGGTGATCAGCGCAAACAGGGTCTTCATGGGTAAGGCTCCCAGAGGTCAATCACTTCGTAAGTGGTCGGCCACTTGCCAGAGGCATAGGCCTTTGCAATTTCTTGATCGGCGAACAGGGCTTGAGGCTCTTCCGGATGGCTGGTCAGGTCGACCTTGTACGAGCCGCTGTACACCGCGAACCGGTAAGCGCAGCTGATAGGCATCGCGAGCATGGGATCACGCATGGCGACCACCGGCACGCATGGCGCGGATCTTCGAGATCGCGTCATTGCCAACATCGGGTGTCCGGCGCGCTTCGGCCTTGGCCGGGAGTGCCAGCGGCATCGCCTGAAGCGGCAAGCCCTCAACCATGCGCCGGATCGTGATCACGTAGTTGCGCTCGAACAGCTTCAGCGCCAGCGAGGTTTCCAGCCGGTTCAACGGCTCGAATCCGCACTCTTTGGCCGTGTGCCAGACAGCGTTGTGGCTCCACTTGCCCTGCCCCGCCATGGATGGGTGAGCATTGCGGCAAGCTTCGCGGAATGCTTTTTCCAAAGGAGGAATGCCGAGCATCTCCGGCGTTGGCTGGCACATCGCGACGAACTCACCAGAGCTTGGAGCGAAAGGTTTTTTCATCTTCCGGCACTGCTCGATCCCGAAGCGGACCTGCTCAATCTTCTGGATGCCTTCAGCCATGAATGCCTTGGTCCACGATGCTTTTGCAGCCTTCAGCGCATCGGCGTCAGGCCATGCCTGTTTCCACGCTGGGAAGATCGCCATCAGCTCGCGGAATAGCGCATTGATGACCTGGACAGTCCCGGCGTCAGCCTTGAGCGGTACCACGGCAGCGGTCGGTACGTTTGGCATTTGCTGCAGCATGTTGGAAACGGATTTCATCACAGACCTCCCAGGTCATCGCCCCAGCTGGTGTCGTTGAAGTCAGGCGCTTTGCCCTGCCCGGATGCCTTCACGCGCTCACGCTTCACCCACTGCACCAGCCGGTAGCACCACCCCGCTCCCGAATCCACCGTGGTCGGTTTGGCGATGAAGAAACCCATGAACGCTCGGATCGCTGCGTCAGGTACTGCATCGGCTGGCAGGCCCGCGATTGCTATCTGGTCAGCCAGAGATTTCGCGTTTGGCTCCCACTTGGCGAACATGGCGAAGCGCTGGTTTGGCGATGGGCACTCAGCGGCGGCGCTATCCTGCCGGTCAATCTCGTCAGCCAAATCGCGCTGCTGCAGCTGCTCTTCGGTTACCTGATGGTTAAGTGGTGTATTGGGTGCAGCTGCTGCACCCCGTTCTGCGTTTTCCTGCACCCCGTTCTGCTGTGAGCTGCACCCCGTGCGGTTATCTGCACCCCGCTCCTTACGGGGTGCAGCATTTGCACCCCGTTT